TGTTTATAAACTGCGTTATGGTTGACTTGTAAATTGGGAGGCATATACAAGATTATAGAATCTTTTGTTCTTTTAGTTCTAGGTACTTTGAATCTTTTTGATAATTCTCCCTGAAATGGTTTTCTAGCAATAACTTTATCTGTTTCGCCAGGAGTCCAAGAATTTCCTGTATTATCTCTACCTTTTACACCACTATCTTTTGCATACCCTACACCATCTCGTACTGCTTGTTGATCTGGATCTAATGATTGTTTGGTTTCATATGTTGCATCGCCATGATGTGAAGATCTTGTTGTAGTTTGTTTTTCTGACATACTATCGTAAGTAGAATATTGACTACGAGGAGAATCCGCAACATTTATGTAGAACATCATATAATGTCCCAAATCAGATCTGGACTGAATATCTTCTGGATATTGAAGGGTTGAATAAGACCACTTACCATGAACTTTCATGTGTTGTAATGGTGCATTACCACCACCGCTTCGTGTTGGTGATGCATTCGCAAGTGATCCTTTATTTTGTGGAGCAAGACCATGTTTTCTCATGGTTTGTGCTATAAAATTTTGCATAAATATTCCTATGAAGTATTTTTAATTATTTATATGGCGTACAAGGGTAAATTTCATCCCACGAATAGAAAAAAGTATAAAGGGGATATTGACAATATTATTTATAGATCATTGTGGGAACGCAAGTTCATGGTGTACTGCGATGAAGAAGATGACATCGTAGAGTGGGGTTCAGAAGAACTTGTAGTACCATATCTTTCACCTTTGGATCGTAAACGACATAGATATTTTCCTGACTTCTATATTAAGACAAAAAATGGTGACAAGTTTATGGTGGAAATTAAACCAAAGAAATATACTAGACCACCTAGACCTACTAAAAGAGTTTCTAAAGCGTATATGCATGAGGTTAAGGAATGGGCAAGAAATACTGCAAAATGGACAGCTGCACAAGAAGTCTGTAAAAGACATGGTTGGAAATTTTTAATAATAACAGAAGATCATCTCAAAACGACTAAATACTTATATGGCAGATAAAATAGCAACAGATTTTATATCAAAGATTAAAGCAAAGAGCGGAAAAGCAATAGAATGGTTTCGTGATATTGTGAATAAAACTAGGGCTGCCGCGTTCCCTGCAGCTGCAGGAAGATCAGAATTGATGGGGAAAAGAAATATAGGAGTAACTACAGGAAAGCCTGTTCTTGGAATGATGTATCTTTTCCAGTATCAAGCAAAATATGATGACATACTTCCCTATTGGGATATGTGGCCTCTTATCTTTCCATTTGATTATGCAAAAAATGGATTTTATGGTATTAATTTACATTATCTTGCACCTAATGCACGAACAGAATTGATGATACGTTTAATTAAAGCTCAGGGCGGTGGGGGAAATATGACTGAAGATTACAAATTAAAATTGAGTTATGATATAATAACAAGATTTAAACCAGCTAAACCTTGTATTAAAAGATATTTGTTTGGACAAGTACAGGGTAAAGGTTTGTATGGTATAAGTGGAGAAGATTGGAGTTATGCAGCGACACTTCCATTACAGAAGTTTCAAAAGGCAACTGCAAAATCTGTCTGGAATCAATCAGCACAAATGTACTAAGGAAAAAATGGCAATATTTAGAAAAGGTGTAAAAGTAGCGGGTCAGGATATTCGTGTGGGTCTTGGTAAAGGGAGAGCTCAAGATTTACTTAGAAAAAAGGGTATTCTTGAAGATGATAAGGGTAGAAAAAAATATGAGAAGGATTCAAGAGGCGAAATCCAAATGATACGGACTGCGGTTGGGCAGTCAGAAGGATTTTTACATCCTTCAAATTTCAAAGTTGTATTTAATCCACCTAGAGGTATTCAACAACCAACATGGGATTCAACCAAAAGAGATGGTCATGAAAATCCGCAGTCTTTATATGCCAAACCTAATGGTGATTGGGGAGGAAATAATGCAGGGCATGTAAAGGGTGGTACTTTGGATTGGAAAACCCATAAAATGAATTATTCTACAACAGAATTAATACTAGAAAAATATAAAGAAGCTGCAAAAATAGCCAGAACTTTATGGAATCCTAAAGAAAATAATATGGCAGAAGATGGGCCAAGAGGAGAACCATATAGAATAGGTGATGAAAGAACAGATACAACATTAAATTTATATTGTAATAAAGTTACAATTCCAGAAAAATCAATAAATGTAACTCAACTCAAACAATATGGGCCTCATTTTCCTTGGCCACAAAGTATATCATATGGAGCTCTTACTACTACGTTTTATTGTGATGGTGCAATGAAAATTAAAAATTTCTTTGATGCATGGCAAAAATTAATATATAATGATATAACTGGCAATTTTAATTATATGGATGAATATATTTCAGAATTTGATATTTTTACAAGAGCAACAATAGCTAATGGTGGTGCAATGACAAAGGGAGGTGAACCAAAAGTTCAAACTCAATCTTGGGCAACAGATCTTAGTAATAGTATAAAAGGATTTACTAAAAAGGTTGATGAATTTTTTGGAACTGAGGGGCCTAGATCAGATGCACAAGCTGCAAACAAAATACCAGCTGTAGAATTTAGAAATAATTATGGAGTAAAAATATTTGATTGTTTTCCACAAATTGTGGGATCAATAGATCTTGGTCATGGTAATACAGGAATAGGTGAATTTTCTGTAACATGGTCATATAAAAAATGGAATCCGTTTAAAATGGGTGACGTTGGAAATCGCAGCCAGATTAATCTTGCGGTTGGGGAATTTAGAAATGAAAAGGATGGTTTTCCATTCTTGGAAGATCTACCACCAGAATTATCTGGCCCACTTACTGGTGCGGTGAATCAAGGAATAGTTACGGGGCCTTTATCAAACGCTTCGAACATCGTTGGTTAATTTTAACATTATAATAAAAGTGAGAATATTATGTCTTTACCAAAAATTAATACGCCAGAGTATACTCTGCACATTCCTTCAACAGACGAGGAAATTAAATTTAGACCTTTTTTAGTAAAAGAAGAAAAGGTTTTACTGATAGCCCAAGAAACAGGGGGAGAACAAGCATTATATCATGCTATTAAAAATTTAGTTAGTAGTTGTTGTTTTGGAAAAGTTGATGTTGATGCATTACCATTATTTGATATAGAATATATCTTTTTACAGATTAGAGCGAAATCTGTTGGTGAGATAGCTAATATACAAGTAACTTGTCCAGATGATGATGTAACTACAGTTAATATAGATGTAAATTTATCCTTACTCAAAGTTGATATGGATGAAAAACATTCACCAAAAATTCAACTAACAGATGATATTGGATTACTTATGTCATATCCAAATCTTGCAGATGTATTATCAATGTCTAAAACAGAAGAAGATGATAATACTGTAGAAAAAATGTTTGGGATGATGCAAAAATGTATGTATCAAGTTTGGCAGGGAGAAGAAACCCATGATGCAATAGATTATTCCAATAAAGATAAAAAAGACTTTTTAGAAAGTTTAAATCATGAACAATTTGAAAAAATTCAAACTTTCTTTGATACTATGCCCACAGTTAAATATGTAACTGAGGTAACTAATCCTAAAACAAAGGTAAAATCAGAAGTTACACTTGAGGGTATGAACTCTTTTTTCTAATCGCCCTCTCACATATTAGTTTGGAATCTTATTTTGAGTATTCCTTTATATTATTACATTCTCATAAATGGAGTCTGACAGAAATTGAGAATATGTTGCCGTGGGAGAGGGATATTTACCTCTATAAATTAGAAGAACATATTAAAGAAGAAAAAAGAAGGCATGAAGCCGAAATGCAACAACAAAAAATGTAAAAAATAAACATGGCAGAACCAACAGAAGCTGAACAACAAAAAACCAATAAATCTTTAGAAAGTTTGGATAAGAAGGCTGATGATCAACAGACTTCATTACAAAAACTCACAAGTATCATAAAAGAAGGGAATGCGTATTCTGTAATGGCCCATGAGGAATCAATGGGTCAAGAGAATGATCTTATCGAAATGGATAAGATGCGAGAGGAGATTCTTAGAAAACATGGGAAAGTTCAAGAAAAAACTCTAGCTGCAATAGAAAAGCAAACGGCTGAGGATGAAAAAAAGAAAGCAGAAGATAAAGGAACAGAGGATAAAAAAGAACAAGGGGAAAAAACTAGATTTGAAAGATTGGGAAATTGGTTTGATGAGTTAAAGAAAAACGCTGAAGATAAAAACTTTTTTGATAACCAAAAATTTAAATATGAGGGTGGATTTTTTACCAGACAACTTAAATGGATGAAAGTAATTAAATTACGAGGAGATGAAGCTGATGCACATGAAAAACATATGGAAAAACTTGGTGAAGAAAGTAACAGATTCCAAAGGATGTCTTATAATATGGCAGTAAGAGCTGCAAAACTTGCATTAAGACCTGCTAAGGCGATAAAAGATTGGGGTGTAAAAGGACTGACAAATATGAAAGATAAGGCTTTTGATTGGATAAAGAGTCTTGGTAAATTATTAGTACTATTAGGAATTTGGGGAGCTGCATTATGGTTAGATGCAAATATGTTGAAGGAAGATTGGGAAGCTCTTAAAGAAAAACTAACTGCATGGAAAGATAAACTGGTAACTTGGTGGGGTGAACTAGATGGTGTTTTAGATACTGTAATGGAATGGTGGAATAAGATTAAAACATGGTTTGAAGATACATTTGGTGTTGAACTTAAAGCATGGCACGTTGCATTAGCTGCATTTGGTTTATGGATGTTTGGGCCTAAACTCGCATTCATGGCGACATTTGCATTAGCAAAAGCTGCATTTTGGGGGATGAAAAAATTATGGCAGAAATTTGTTTGGGGAGCTGATGATTTACCTAAAACAAAAGATATAGATGATACGAAAAAGAAATCAAAGAAAGGTGCAAGAAAGAAAGTATCTTGGTGGAGAAGAATGCTGGGTCTTGGGGCCGAACAATCAAATTTTTATGATGAAATGGGTAAAAAGGCTTTAGGAGTTGAGACAAAACAACCATCAATGATGGATAAGGTCAGAAAAAGTTTTTCAAATTTTGGTAAACGGATGTCTGATTTGTTTGGAAAAACAATACCTGACAAATTAGGGTCGATAGGAGCATCTATTAAAGAGACTACTAGTGGTTGGATGAAAAGTGCTACAGATTCAGTAAAGGCGGGATGGACAAAAGTAAAAGATGTGGGGGGAAAGATAGGAACTTCTATAATGGATGGTATAAAAGGATTAGGTAGTAAAATTTCTAATGCAGGGTCAGCTCTAAAAGAAGTAGTCACAAAATCTCCTGCTTTAAATAAAATAGGTAATGTTCTTAAGGGTGCAGGAAAATTAGGTTTGAAGGCTTTCTCAAAATTTGCAGTTCCATTTGAAGGTATTAGAGGTGCTTTTGCTGGATTTGCCGAGCGAGGAGATGATGATAAAAGAACTATAAATGACAAGATGGATGATGCTAGTAGAGGAATGGTAAAAGGTGTTACTGATTTTCTAGTTGGTGATATGTTAAGTCTTGGTGGATGGATAGAAGAAGGAATCAGAACAGATCTTAAAGAAGGACAAGAAGGGTGGTTGTCAGGAATTGCAAAGAAGTTTAATAAATGGTCTGATGAAAATATTGGAGAGTGGGAAGAAGGCACTAAGATGATGGAAGGCGGAGGACTAACTGGTTTACGAATGAAAACTCCTCAAAAAGAACTGGATAGAAGAAAAAAGAGAGATGAACGCTTATCACTTCTTGCCGCGTCAGAAGGATTGGGTTTAACAACAAGAACAGGACAAAGTAAAAGAAGTAAAGGTTTCATGGCATTTGATGAAGGAAACTTTCAACAATTATTATTAGGTGCATCGAAGGAAGAAAGTTTTCAAATGTTGCAAACAATGGTTGCTGGTCTTGCAAAAGTAGGACAAATTTCTGCGGAGGACGCTGCAAGATATAAAATGGATATTGCTAAAGAACAAGCTGCAGGAACACCACCTATAATGATCACTAATAATAATACATCTAATAATTCAGGAAGTACTACAATGATTGCAGCTTCTAATGCAGACAATCCAATGAATCAAGTATTGAAAGATTGGTAATATGGCAGATAGAGAAACACTTCAACATCCAGGCGATTTTCTTTTAGATGGTGTTCTTATAGTTGGAAGTTCTGGTGTAGAAGTAGAAGTTACTGAGTTATTAAAAGAACTGAACATATATCAGAGTATTGATTCCCCATTTATGTCTGGTAATGTTATGATAGAAGATGGTTCTGGACTGGCTGAAGTATTACCATTTATAGGACAAGAAAGAATAATATTTTCACTTAGAACTCCTGGCCGACAAAAAATAGATTTTAATGAGTATCATGGTATCATCTATAACGTGGGAAAAAGATTTCATACAACGGATAGAGCGCAAACCTTACTCTTAAATTTTACCTCACTTGAAAATTATAAAAATCTCCGTACAAAGGTGTCACAATCTTTCAAAGGGACTATAAGTGATATGGTTCAAGAAATTTTAACAAGTGAAAATTATCTAGGTACTAAAAAACCAATAAACATAGATCCTACTAAAAATATTAGAACATTTGTAATTCCTAATGTTACTCCATTTAAATCTATAGATTTTTTGAAACGTGAAGCGATAAGTGCAATAGAACAATCACCACATTATTTGTTTTATGAAAACCAAGATGGATTTCATTTTAGATCTCTTGATAGTTTACTTGGACAATTAGGTAGTTTATCTGTTCCCCATAAAGAAACTTATAGGTTTGAACCACCACCATCTCCCATGGCGGGTAGAGCATCTCCTGAATATACATTACCAACTATTTTACATTGGGAAGCTCAAGATAACTCAAATAGTTTTGTAGGATTGAGGAAAGGGATGTATGCATCGACACTTTATACTCACGATATTTTCAACAAAAATATTCAAAAATTTGAATTTGACTATGTAAAGGATAGGGGAAAACGAAATACTACAAATCAAAGAAAAAAAACTTCCAGTACACAAATACCACAAACAAAAATAGATAAGAAAAAAACAATTACAGAATTTCCAGACGCTGCAGTTTTTGTACATCCGTCTGGAAGTGATAAAATGCATACTTTAGGTACATATAACAATGCAGATAAGTGGTTACAAGAAGGTCGTTCCAGAGCTTTAGAACGACAATTTTTTACATTGAAGATTGAAACTTATGGAAACACTCATGTTATGCCAGGGGATATAATTAGTGTCATAATACCCTCAAATAAAACAATGAGTGGAACTGAAGCAAAAGATTCAGTAGATCCTATATTGTCTGGAAGATATTTGGTTACTGCACAACATCATCTTGTATTACCAGATGAACAAATGCATTCTATGGTTTTGACAGTTATGAAAGATTCCTTTGAACAGAAACCAAAGGCTGAGGATAGAAAATATAAAGAAGAACCTCAAGGTAGAAGTGACATAGGACTTAAGACAAGAAATCTAGCTGCATAAATATATAATATGATAACATACGAACAATTCATAAAAGAGGGAGTTTACGATCCCAATATTTTCAAAGCAGTTTTCATGGCAGGAGGCCCTGGATCTGGAAAGTCTTTTATTGCCGGTAGAACTACTGGTGGATTGGGATTGAAAATTATTAATTCCGATACTGCATTTGAAGTGTTTTTGAAGAAGGAAGGCCTTTCTCTAAAGATGCCTGAGTCAGAAACCGAAAAAAGAGATATAGAACGTGCAAGAGCTAAGAAAGTAACTGCATCAAAGAAATTTCTTGCAGTACAGGGTCGTTTGGGAATTATTATAGATGGGACTGGTCACATATACGACAAGGTTGCAAAACAAGCAACGATGTTGCAACAACTTGGTTATGAAACCTCAATGGTATTTGTCAACACCTCACTAGAAGTTGCACTTGCAAGAAACGAACAAAGAGCCCGTTCAGTACAACCTACATTAGTAAAGAAAAGTTGGAAAGATGTTCAGAACAACATGGGTAAATTTCAGAACTTCTTTGGGCCTTCACGATTCTTCATTGTAGATAATAATGGGGTTGAGGAAGATATGTTAGAAATAAGTACAAAATCCATCAGACGAGCAATATCAAAACCAGTAAAAAATATTATTGCAGCTGCATGGATTACAAATGAGTTAAAGAAAAAGGATAGAAGTTAATTAGTCAAGATTTCAATTTTCATAAATAATAGTGTTCTCACTATAGAAAAAGGGAAAAACCTTCATGTCTCAACAACCTACTGTTTGGCAAGTGGAAGTTAGCGATGGATTAAAGTA